CCATTGGCACCAGCCATTGCGTCTTGAGAGATACCCACCCATCCCGTGTTCATAGACAGAGTATGTGAAGCTCCCACCCCTTTCCGCCAATCGTAGGCGGCTTGGGCAGCAACGGTATGATCCCCGTCATAGACGTTGCCATCAGTATCGGTGAGCCAGTTGTAATGCTGCCGTTCCAGCGAGATGATTCCATTGGCTCCAGCAGTCCAATGCCAGACGACACCTCGGATTCCTCGGTCAAACAGATCTTCCTTTCGACGGACTCCACGAACTTTGCAGGCATCTTCGATTCCTTTTCGGGTCTTCGGACCCAGCATTCCATCAACGGAAAGAACGGGACGTTGAAAAATCCCGTTCACACGACCTTGGTAGTCTCGAACTGTGAAAGTCATCGGATGACATCCTTTTCCAAAATTTCAGTAAGTTTCGGCTGAGGATTGTTCGGATCAACGACATTCGAGCAAAACCTGTCGGTCGAATCATCAACCCCACTGTCGTTCGTCGTAACGACATACCGGACACAGACATAGAATGGATGATCCGGAATAGCAGGAGGATCTGATTGTTCATTGTCGAAGAACGCAGACCAACTCCAGAACTTGGCATCATCTTCCTGAACGACGTAGTTCCCTTGTCCACGACGGGAAGCCAAACGAATCTCATTCTCCAGATACACCGAAGCAATCCATGTACCAGAGACGTTCTGGTTTGGATCGGCATCATAGAGGATCAAAGGTTCAACCCCTTGTTCCACATAGACAATTTCCAGTGTGCTTGCAGTGACAAATGGACGAGGTGCCAAGAAAGCATCGTAGAAACGAGCATAGGCATTCTGACCGAAGATTAGGAGAATGCAGAAAACAACCCCGGCAACCATCACACGGAAATCATCCTTGTTTCGGTTCCCAGTTTTCTCAACACGGAGAGTGGGAATGGTTTTCGTAAGTTGACTGGTCATTGATTTTCCTCCGGAGCAGGGATGCGGCCCTCGGGTCCATATTCACGCGGTTTGGCATCGAGAGCTTCGTTCGATTCACCTGAGATGAATCGTTCAACCAATGTCACGGCAACCAAACCAATGAGGAAAGACGCAGCGGTGAGTGTACCCATCGCTCCAGCCATCTCATCAGGAAGATCTCCAATCCACGGTTTCATCAGCACAGGCCCCAAAACTCCGACGCCAAAGGCAACGGCCCCACCTACGAATACGACTCGCAGGCCCTCACGCCAAGTAGTTTTGAGAACAGCAGCACGAACAGAGCCACCCAACGCACCGAAAAACGTGAGAATCGCGGCACGTTGGTTGAACACTTCGAAGAAAAGGCTTGGATCTTTTTCGCTCATCAGACGAACCCCCTGTCAGAGAAACGGGTGTCTTCATCCAGCAGTTCCGAAGTTCCCGATGAGTTGTTTATTTCATCTTCTCCAAGCATCCTCAAGTACAACCCATAGTAGCTATCACCTTTTGCAGTATGCTCCTCACCACCCATGTGGCTGAGGTACAAACCAGAGACATACAGCACCAGAGCTTCAAACATATGACTGGGCATGTTGATGTTTTCCTGAGTACCCAGAACAAGAAGCGGATGCTTCTTCTGGAACAGGACATCGACTTCCGGACCATAGGTCGAGATGAAAGCATCAGAGAATCGAATGACGGTATCCGAAGGCATGGTCACATGCTTGTTGCTCTTCGGAACGAAAACCTTCTTGTTGGCTTCGATCACCTCATTCCCAGTGACGACCGCCTCAACCTGAAGGACACGGATCATGTCTTCATAGTCTTGGCCGCTGCCAGTGTTCAGAGTGTAGAGGTTGGTTCCAGACGTGAGTGTAAGAACTGCCCGACCTTCGAGCAGTTTCTTTTTTGTGAAGATGTCAGTCAGCCCCTGATTGGTCAGGGACAGAATCTGATCTTCGTGTCCGGGATTGATCTCACCCGTATCGGAGTCATCCACAAGTGCCGTGTTCTTCAACTGCCCATGTGCCAACTTCTGAGTGAATTGGTCGAATGTGATGATCATTTGCTTTCCTTACACGATGTATGCGTCGAGATCGTTCTCGTATTCCTGTTCCGTTGTGTGACCCCACATTGGATCCGCAGTGTTTGCCGTCGCTTCTTCAGCAGGCTCTTCTGGGTTTGGCTTCCAAGCGTTCATCAACGGTAGCATCGAGATCGTATCGAGGCAGTCATCTTTCCCTTTGATGCCGTCCTTGGTTGCCAGTGAAATCTGTTCCATGAACAAGCCCAGTACCTGAGTTTCTTTCATCTCAAGGGAAAAGCTGATCTTTCCAGCCTTAAATAGCGGAACCACAAGGTTAAATCTACTCAGTTTATCTGTCGTCGGACGGATACCCGGTTTGCCCTTCTCTTGGGCCAAGTTGAAGTAGATCCCACGATAATCCATTTCCCGTTGAATCCATTGAACAAAACCGCCTTGTTGGCCAGTGATTTCGACACCAACACCCTGCGGCTGGTACTCCTGAACCAAACGAAAGAGATCATCAATCGTCGTGTCCATAGTTTGACGAGCACAGATCCCATCAACCCAAGTCCAGTTCCCATCCTTGTCATACGCCCACACAGCCAGAACCGAATAGTCAGCCGTCTGTTTCGAAGAGGTGGCAAAGTCAGTGGTGATGTAGAAGTTGTAGTTTTTCTTGTTCGAGAGAATCTCAGTCCGAAGTTTCCAGCCGATGTCAGCATCCTGAACCAGACGAGACTCATCAGAGGTAATCCGGAGCATAAGTTCCTGACGGAAGGACTTTTCCTTGCCTTCCTTCACAGCCGAGTCCCACATATCCTTGACATACTCGTAGGTGAAGCGATCCTCCCAAGCCCCGGAGAATTCCTCCTCCTTACAAGGAAATTCCTTGCAGACAGGCCAGACGTTTACTTCCCAAGCACCAGATTCGATTGCTTGGTACACGATGTCTTCCTTGTTGAAGGGAGTCCCATTCAGGATCATCTTGTGACGAGTCGGGTCAAGAGCATACTGGACACCGGAGTAAACCGTGTCGTTGATTGCTTCCATCGCAGTGGGAGATTTGGAGTCAGCATCGGAGATCAAGTCGTCCATCACAGCAAGGACAGGACGACGGTTGAAGATCTTCGTACCCCGGATACCAGACTTTGCACCGAACATCTTCACACCGAAACGACCACCATTCCGATTGAAGAATTCCATGTAGTTCTCAGTGAAACGAACTCCCTCTTCAGGAAGCCAATACTGAAGAAACTCGGACGAATAATAACGAGACTTCACAGATTCCCGCATGGACTTCACACCGTTGTCCATCGAGTCAGAGATGTAGAGCATTCCGGGAACCGATCCGAAACCGGGGATTTTGTTGAACATCGCTAGATACAGAGTCAGGTATTCCGCCATGAGCGTGGTTTTCGCAGTACCACGAGCACAGAGGTTGGTGATTTTCTTGTGCTTTGTCGGTAGCTTATCAAGCATGGCGAGGTGCATGGTCGGAGTTTTGTTGTCTTCTCCCCGACCATCGTTGCACAGCTTGATGAAGTTCATGAACTCCAGACTGAACTTTGAAGGAACGTATCCCCCGTTGTTCAGCCATTCGAAGTCCACTTCATTCAGGTAATCATCTACCGTCTTGTTTCCAAAGAACTTACTCATCGACGATCTCCGCTTCGGGTACGTTCAGGGGCAGCCCTGCAACTTCCTCCACGGTCATCGCCCTTCCTTCAATGGTTTTCAACTGGACCTCAGCCATCTCCGAGAGACGCTGTTCCAGAGCTTTCATGCCGTCGTTCAGACCGATGTCGATCTTCAGTTCAGCTTTGTTGGTTTCCGGTTTTTTCAGGTGAGTCAGAATCGAGTTTGCTGCTTCGACTCGGACTTTATCCGAAACCGTCACGTCGTTCATGATCTCGTAGTTCACGTTCAGAGCCGCTTGGAACATATCCTGATTCAGAACCCATGTCGGAATCATGGCTCGTTCATAAACCAGATTCACCAGCTTGCCTTTGTTGTAGGCAGCCACATAGGAAGCGATGTCCTTCGGCTGACGCCCGTCAGAAACCATCTGAGCATAACGATCCGGGAAGGTGGCCTTGTAAGAATCGAGATTCGATTTCCCCATAACCTTGTGAGACACATACATTACAGCCCGGACGTAATCGCCCAGCTTGAAACGACCTTCCGAAAGAACCTGACTGAAGGAGATGAAGTTCTCCCGGATGTACCGGGCTTCTTCAGGATCCTTTGACAGAGCATTCAGTTGGTTCACCATGTCCTGTGTGATAACGCCCTTCTGCCCTGCTGGCAGCGAGTCTTGTACCTCTTGAAGTGTCAGCATTGCTTGAAGCTCCATTATCGTGATATTGCGTTGCTTATCTGGCCTATAACCTAAACCAAGACTGGAAAGCAAATGCCTCAAACATGCTCGACGAATTATGTCTGTGTCCCCAAATGGTACACCGTTGCGGATAAGACGGAAGAAGGTGGTGAAGATGTCATCGCCTATGCAGCCGGTCCCCATGCCGTTGATCTCAATGTGACTTGTGTCGTGAACACGGGAACCATTCAGTTTCAGGTCAAGGACTATAACGGCAACTGGTTCACTCCGAGTGAGGTGAGCTACACCGTCAGCGACTCAAACCTTGTGCGTCTTCCTCGTGCGAACATGCCCGACATTCGGATCATCGCCACGTCGGATGCACAGTTCTACATCGAAGGGGATCTTCGCTAATGCCCCATCCCATTGTCTACACCGGGGGACAAGATGACGACCGAACACGGGCAATCGACGTTGTTCATATTGAACCGTCGATCCGTGAAGGGACTTTTCTTGTCTCCAGCCTGTATGGACCGGAAGCGTCTGCTCCGCTCTACAGGTATCCGCCTGTCAACACGTTTCCTCCGTATCTGACTGGTCCTCAGCAGATTCCCGGACGACTGGTGTGTAATGCTGGACAATGGGACGGTTCTCCTTCTCCGGTTCTGTATTACCAGTGGATGCGTGATGGCGTCGATGTTCCCGGAGCAAACCAATACGAATACTTCACAACGGCTGCTGACGATAACACCGTCATGACCTGTGAAGTTCGTGGGGCGAACTATCTGGGTGAAGCATATGCTTTCACTTCCAACTCCATTGCTGTCTCGTTGATCGAACCAATCGAACTTCGGGAGATGGAGGATTACGTCGTCTCTGGTGTTTCGGCTTCAAAGAATATCACAATCCAAGACCGTGTGACCAACATCATCACCGGGGTTGCTGCTGAAGATCGAATGGACATCAACCGTTCGGTTGCATACTTCATCACGGGTCGGGCTGCTGAAAAGCGTGAAGACATCAACGCGATGAATGTTCCTGTGATCACTGGCCTTCAGGTGAAAGACACTCAAACCATTCTAGGTACGGATGTCTACGCGATCACGGAAGAATGGGCTGATCCTCTGGTAGAGGGTGTTGCCACAGCGATGAACCTAAAGAACTATGATGCTGAGTTTGGGACTGTAGGTTGGGAAATCTTTGGTGCTGTAGAGCATACAAATTTTCTCGAAGTCACAGTCCATGAAGGTGATCATGTTTGGTGGGGTGGTGAGAATGTTCACGCTGCTGGGGCAAACATCCCCTATTCGTATATGTGGCAGGATGTTCCGATTGAGCCTATTTGGATTCCGGATGTCGATGGTGCTCTGACCTATGTTCTGGTCGAGTGGTATCAGCGTTCGACTGCTCAGAACGACCAAGCCAACATCAAACTGGAATTCGTTCAGAATGATGGAACCACGATCATCAGTTCCTATGCTGGTCCGGGCCTTCTCTCGACTCCGGCTGGGATCTGGTATCTGCGTCAAATGGAAACGGCCATTCCTCCGAACACTCGGTATGTTCGGATCATCCCTGAGTTCAATCTGATTGATGGAAACGACTTGAATGCGTTCATCGACTCGATCCTCATGCGTATCCGTAAAGGTGCAAAGGTCAATGATCGAGATCGTGGTCCGTCATTCGAACAATGGCGTATTCGGTTCACTCAGTCGAATACCTATTCTGGTTGTGCTTTGTCTGAACTTGCTTTCCGGGATTCTCCCGGTGGTACAGATCTTGCAACTGGTGGTTTCGAACTGACTGGTTCTGAGGGTCAGGGTGGTCTTGCGATCTATGCGTTCGATGACCTGATCAATACTGGTTACTGGGCTGGTGAACTTTCTGGTGTTGGAAACAACACTGCATGGATCGGTTACGACATGACGACCCCGGTTCGTCCTCAAGAACTGGCCATCACTGCTCGTGCTGACACGAACTCGCTCCAGATGGGTCGAGAATTCTGGCTCGAAGGATCTGATGATGGAATCTACTGGGTTCCGGTTCAGTTCTATGATCAGGATCAAGTAGGTACTTTCACCTCCCAGCAAACCAAGTATTTCGGAGTCGCTCAAGGTGCTTTCGATTATTTCACTGCGACGGCTGGAGGTGCATATACTTACTATCGGGATCAGTATTCCAGTGATGATTATGCTGGTCGAGGAAATGTCTACAAAGCCTACACTCGTTTGAACATCACTCATCTTCGGGCTTACATCGACGACAACGATGCTGTTCCGTTCAACTATCGTCTTCAGCTTTTCCGAGTCAGTGCTCAGAAAGATGGAAACTATGGGATTGGAATGGTTGAAGAACTTCTCGAAGACATTCCTCTTGCGTCTCCGGGAACGACTTCTGGTCTTCAATGGGTTGAGGCTGCTTGTTCTTCGACCCATGAGTTTGAAGCTGGTGATCTTTTCTGTGTTCGTTTCTACGACGTGGATGCTGCTTCGAACCCGGTGGATCCGAATGAAGGTCGCCTTCGTCGGATCTCCAACTATAATGGTTTCGATGTTCCTTATGTGGCAAAAGGGTATGTAGCCAAACACGTCAGTGCTTGGAGTGTGGGTGGTCAGACTCCTTCTTTCGGGGAGGTAAACCCTTCTTACTTCAACACTGAAAACTTCCACTGGGCTGTGGATTTCAAAGGATCTGTGTTCTAATACGGAGCCAGACCAGTCAGAAAGGACTAGCAAGATGCCTAACATTCTCTTTGCCTCGAACTCTGTCAGCCACTTCGTTGGCTCTGAGATCTCGAACCTCTCGTGGGGGTACGATGCGAATCGTGTCCCTTACGCAATCAAAGCACCTAACGAAACTGTCATCTCGTCTCCGAACTTTGCTGAGACGACGACTGATAACACTTGGTTCCACTTCACCTTTGGATCTGATGCTTGGTACGTCAACAATGATGAACCTATCTGTGAAATTGTTGACATAGACGGTGAACGGATCATTCGTTTCTCTTGCCGTGATAGTATCAATTTTGGTTGGCGTCTCCAAACCAACATCGACGGAAACGTGAACAACTACTATCGGGTATTCCCGATCCCTGAAAGTCGGAGAATGTCCTGTGATGTTCGGATTGGTCTGACTGGTGTTCAGGCTCGTGTAGAAGTCTTCGTGAATGAGATGCGAATCTTCGATGTGACCTACGCCATCGCGTCCCACAAGAAACCTCGGGCTTTGTGGCTGGGTGGTATGAGTAACAATGGTAATCCTGTGAACCAGTTGTTCTCGGAGATCATCGTGGCTGATGGGGATACCCGGAATGCTCGCCTCGATCTGCTGCGTCCGATTTCTGCTGGGGCATATGGAAACTGGGATGGTCCGCTATCCTCGCTCTCGGATGACGACCCCACGACCGGGATGACCACGACCTCTGCGGCTCAGAATCAGTCCACCATTCTCACTCCTTACACGGGTGCGAACAACATCTCGAACATCGTGCAGGTGACGACCTCTGTGCGTGGCATCAACTCGCCCACACAGTTGCAGCACCTCGTTCGGATGAGTGCAGTGGATTACCTGACCAGTTCCTTCGCTGTCCCCTTCGAGAAGGACTATCAGATCACTGACTGGACGCTGAACCCTGCCACGTCTCTTCCTTGGGCTGCGGCTGACATCGAGACGGCTGAATTCGGGTTCAAATCCATCGCCTGATCCGATCATCATAGGCTGACACACTGAGAAAGGGCGTTGCGAAGCGCCCT